GTGATGTTTTTATTTTCAGAAAAAAACACTTTTGATTTTGGTAGTTCTATTGCATGGTTTCGCATTGCTTCGGCTCTTGCGTGGCTTACTGTGCGGTTGCGTTGTGCTACTTCTTTGTGTCCTTTGCGGTTGTTGCATTTTGCACAGCATGGTTGCAGGTTGTCTAGGTCGTGGCCGCCGCCGTTCATTACTGCAACTATGTGGTCTACGGTGTCTGCTGGGTTGCCGCAGTAGTTGCAGGTGGGGTTGCCTTGCAGGATGATTGTGCGGTTGCGTTTGTATTCTGGGTTGCTGTGTTCTTTACCCATTGCTAGCGCGTCCTTCGGACTTGCTCTCTGTTTGTTGTTGTTGACGTGTCATGTCGGGCTAGTCCTTTGTGTCGGTTTGTTTAGTGTATGTCATGTGTATGTGTAATTAGAGACAGAGTGATGATGCTCTACCCATCGGGCTGCCTCAATCCGATTACCTTGCACATCTAGTCGATTATGTTTACGACTCGCCCCAACGCATACCACAGTGCCTTTCGTGTAACAGGTTTTGTGCGCGCTGGTCTAACTGCGTTACCGCAGGTCATCCAACCGCCTTGCGACAGGCTTAGGTCTATGAGTTATTGTGTGCAGCCATCACAAGATGACCTATGTATTCTGCTACTTGCGGTACTACTGCGTTACCTAATCCTCTAAGTCTGTCCACCCGAGCGGAAACCCCATCAGCCACTCGACCCACATCGGGTTCAACTTCCCACCATTGCCAGCCGTCATACGCCGTTTGTCGTCCTCTGTTATGTTCCCAGACTCTATTTGTCGGTCTAACATTTTTCGTGAGCCGGTGTTCCCCCAACTGCTCGCAGTTGGCGTTGGCCAAGGGTTCTCCATTACTTTTCTTGTCAAAGATTGAAACGCACCGCTCGTGCGAGTCACATTCTTGCTGTCGTCCACTGTTGGAGTAGGCCACATTTGCACTGCATCCGCCAAACCCAAACTGTGTGATGTTGACCCGTCTTTTGATTTCCTGCGACCTGTTGCTGTCAGTTCTGCGTTGGGGTGTTCCGTCTCTTGAGTCGTTGGAGTTGGCCATTCTCTGCGACCTACCACTGTTTCTAAATTGGGAAACCTCTTGGGGTTCCACGCTGACTCTGGGGTAATTGTCGCTGCCATTGCAGAACAGTTGCGTGGGGTAGGCCACGATGATGATGCGGTCTCGTCGATGAGGCGCACCCACACCGGCTGCTGATACAACTCGCCATTCCGCGTCATACCCGATTTCGGCAAGTTCTCCAATGACTTGTAATCCCCCCATAGAGAGATGTCCTCTGACATTCTCCAAGATTGCGTAGGACGGTCGTAGAGCGCTAATGGCATCTCTAACCCAAGGCCAGAGGTGTCGTGGATCGTCTGTGCCTCTGCGTTTTCCTGCGGTGCTAAATGGTTGGCAGGGGTATCCACCGCAAATAACGTCAGGTCGTTCAACGTCTCCCCAGTTGATGTCTTTGATGTTTCCATGATTTGTTACCTCGGGCCAATGCTTTTTTAAGACTTTGTTGCAGTAGGGGTCTATTTCTGATTGCCAGATTACTTTCATGCCGGCACGCTCTAAGCCAAGGTCTAATCCACCTATCCCAGAAAACAACGAGCCAACCGTAAGCATTACTTTTTATCAGATCGCACCATAAGAGCAGCGCATAACACCGTTAACGCCAATGCAAGCCAAACGTGCCGGCTCATTTCTTTAGCCCATCTATCACGGCTGAACATTGCCCAGCGGTAAGCGTTTCTACTACCACGTCATCAACTTGTAATACGCGGTGGATGTATTCAAGCAGCTGCAAATCATCCCATCCTTTACCGCGCGCAAGGCTTTTTAAGAAACCAATCTGTTTAGGTGTAGCACCGCCGTGTGCATCTGGTTTAGCCGGCGCACTGTTAATGCGGTTGACTTTTTCCATTTCTGTAACTGATGCGCGCTCGCCTGTGTGCCCTATGCGGCTGTTGCTGATTGCACGCCCAATAGCACTGGTTTCGCAGTTCTCTAAGAAACTGGTTTTGTTTACAGGGCTGTTGCCAAATACTTCCTCTGCATAGCCTGTGGCGATGAGTCGGTCATCGTTGTTGTAGCACTCTGCGCGCATAATGATTGTTGAGCCGTCATAGTGGTGGATTGACGTAATGATGCGTCCGTCTGGGTATTCCGTCCACCAGCGCACTAAGCGTTGTGCAACGGTTTCGTAAAGGCTTAGGTCAAAATGTGCCATTAGCAAGCCACCCAAACAATGGCGTTACGGCCGTACCGTGTTTTGCGCCTTACGCCGCTGTCAACAATGTATGCATCTCTATGTAAGCCGTTTATGCGCGCTGACACAGATTGTGCAGGTAGTTCTAACAGCACACTAATTTCGTCTGCGGTCATACCTTTAGCCTCTGTGCGTCCAGCCCATTTAATCCAAAAGTGCACCAGTTCGCGTTGTTTGCCTGCGTGTGGTTTTGCTGCTTCGCCTGCATCGCGTGACGTGTCAGGTGCGTTGCGTGCAATTGCTACAGATGGATGATTGAGCGCAACTTGTGTGCGTTCTCCAGCCAATCCCAATGTGGTTGTAAACATTTCTAGTTGATCGCTCATGTCGGGTTCTTTCTGTTTGTCGGGTTTATTGGTTTTACCTTAGTACATGCTTTTAGGTCAGGGTGTAACCACATAATCTTTTCTGGGTTGTGCCGGTATCGAGTGCCGTGCATTGTTAGACCGCACGCTTTACAAGGCGCGTATAACATTTATGGCCGCCTTTAGTACTGCCGCGTTAAATCTGTTTTGCTCACCGCCAATTGTCATAAATGCGTCATACATAATAACTAACTCGTCAAGTAAAATGCTGTGGTCTGGCACTTGGCTTGGCACGTGGTTAGGTCGCACTATTTCGTCAATCAGGTTGGTAAACACTTTGCCTAATTTGTCGCTGTAAGTATCGGGATACATTGCTTCTCTCGTTTCTTGTGTAATGCCTATGTCGGAGTATGGAATATCAGCCATGAGTTGCGGCCCACGCTGAAATGCCCACCATACGGTAAAGGTGTACGGCGGCACGGATGTTTACATCTGGGTAAAACAGATCGTCCAGTTTTGTAATGATGCCAGCCTTAATTAGCCACGTTTCGTGTATCCCGTTTATTTGTAGCAAGCCTCGACTGCCACCGTTTGAGTCTGCACCATTCCACGCTTTCGGGTTGCAACGCGACTCACGAAACATGACGAGTGCGAGCACTGGTGCTTGGTCTGCAGGCCAGCCAGCCGTGATTGCGTCTGCCACGTATTCGGCACAGCCTTTAGGCACGGTTGTGGTTGTAGCCGGCGCAGCTGTTGTGGTGGGCACAATGCTTGTCAGGGTTATGGTCTGTTGCCCTGTGGTCTTTGGCAGGCTGTCAGACGGCTTACTAGCCTCCCAGAGCATCGTAAAGCACGCCAAGCCACTAACTACCCATGCGCCTAATTTGATCGCTAAATAACTCATTTTTTCTCCAATTGGTAAGGGGTCTGCCAACTATCGCCAACTGCGTCTTTAAACGCTATTTGCGCGTGTAGCACTCGACCATCGTCTGGGTCACGAAATATCTGCACAAGCACCATTTGACTGCTGTCTAGGTGCGTGGTGTAAACCTCGTAAACGTATGTTTTTGCGTCTGCCATTGCATCTCCTATCGCCGGTACTACGACCATAGGGCATCAGTGTGGCAATTCGGTGAATACCCTTTTAAACGCTTGTTGTATAAGGCTTGTAGGTTGCTTGACAAAGGCTGGTGATACCTCAATGTGCAACCAATCGCCACCCGGCGCACCGTGTATCTCTGGTTTGCTGTACGACTTCCACGCCTGTCGGTCACAACGCCAGCCGCGCCCAAATGCTTTAGGGAAATAGTCGAGCACGCACTCAACGCCTAGTTCGTTTGCGTTAGCCAGCACAATGTTAAGAAACGCAATAGAGCCTTTACGGTTTGCTGTTGGATGTTTCTCTGACGGCCTGTAAGACAAGTCAACGGCTCGACCAGTGGCGTGCACACTTAACGACTCGGAACCCCTCATCGGTCTAACGCCCCAACTGCCGTTGTTCCAAAACGCGCCGCCACCGTAGCGGATTGCACAGCGCACCCACTCATCCATGCCGGGTAGTGGGCCTGCAGCTGCGCCGTCACTGTTGCCTGTGTATGGCCGTGAGCCAACGATCTTAGGGTTGGCTGGCAGGATTGGCATCTGCTGGTTTCCTTTTAAGTCCGTTGGCGGCCACAAGTCCAGAGAGTGTGCCAGTCATAAACACGGTAAGTGTTGAGAGCAAGTCAATAAATTGTGCGTCATTTGGTGATTGCTCTAATGGCTGGGTAACGAACAGTAGGCCGTACACAAAGCCGATCACGGTCAGCGCAAATGTGACTGCAATAGTGCAACCGACAAACACAATCATGCGTGCGTGTAGATGTTCGATTTCTGCTCGTTGCTTATCCATTTATGGTTGCCTCGCATTGTCTTACGGTTTTACATTGGTAAATGTTGGTAGGCGCGTTTGTTCGTGTTGTTTGGCAAGCGCTTACAGTAAGTGCAACCATGACACTAGCCAACAGTAGGCGCGGTTTCATAACTAATCATGGAAACGGTACGTAATTGACTTGCAGTTCAATAAACGCTTCGTACTCGGCAGGTGTCATAGGGCGCACAACATCATCAACTTGAACAAATACTGCGTTGTGTGGGTACATGGCTACGGCTTCTTCGTATGTCATGGGTTAAGCCTTTCGGTATCCGTACACAAATATAATGCCGCCCGTAATAGTTCCTGTGTTTGGGGTTATTGTAAAACTTGTGTATTGGGTGTTGTTGTCAAGGTTGCCGTTAGCCATACCAAAGGCGGCGCCTGATGTGCCTGTACCTACATATTGGGCAGCAATTCCAGTTCTTGTAGCCAAATTTGGTGAAAGAATTTTGCAGGAAAGACGACAACCGCCCGTTGTTGTGCTTTCGCCTAAATACGGAAAATTAGCGCCGTTATCATTACCTAAACCTCCAACAGTATTGCTATTAGCGATTATATAAATAAGACCGCTGTAATATCCAGTCGTTGTGCTACCAAATTGTATTCTAAGGTTTTGTGCGGTGCTAGCTGCGCCGCCAGTATAAATGATTTCGTAATTGTCGTAAGTGCTAGAAAATGCGGCAGTCACCTCTACGCTAGACACGGCGCTGCCGACTGTTTGTTGCTTGACATACACCAAGCCGCTGTTAGCCAAATACGTGTTTGTATCGGCGGCTGTTAATACTTCGCCTGCTGTAAACGTTTTGATTGCCATAGTTCCTACTTTATCCTAAAACGGGTTGTGGGTCTTGTATGCCTAATTTACCGTACAGCACATCATCCAAAATAAATTCGTAAACAATTACAGTTGCCGCCGTGTAAAACGTGACCCGGTGACCGCTGTTGACATTGACCGCTATCTCAATGCCCTCAACAGATAGTTCTTGTGCTACCTGACCGCCTGTAATTGTGTTGGTAATTGTGATCGTGTCACCAATGTCAACCAGCGCTAAAGCCTCACGTTGGGCTGTCGTAAGCATCATGTAATCGGTTTGCACAGCGTTAAAGGTTGCCTCTGGCTCGCCCACAAGTAGATATTCTGCCAGTTCGAGAGCGGCTGCATCGTTGTGTAACAGGCTGTTTGTAATGCTTGTGTTTTGGATTAGGTATTTTGTTTGGCTTGCAGCATCCTCAGCAACCTCTGGGCTTGACGCGCCCAAATGTTGGATACTGGCCCTGTTAACGATTAGGTCTGCGTTGTAACTGATCGCTAGAGAGTTATACGGAATGTTTGTTCCGTCATCATGGAAATCTGCGACACTGCCAGACAAGGTTTGACCCACACGCGGCTGGCTAGTCAGATCGCCTGTACGCGACATAAAAATGCGGCCCTGTTCAGCAGCCTGTATTTGGTCAAAATAAGCCTTGACATTTGTACCCTCTGGCACGGTGTAAGCAGCTGCGCCACCGAGCGTTTGTGTACCTGTTTCTATGTCACGGCTCAAAGCCGGGTAAGCAACCTCTGGTAAATCAAGTACGGCAGATATGCGCGCGCTCGATAGTTGCTCGCTTACGTTAAATTCGGCTAACGCGGTTTGCGCCAATAAGTAAAAATCGTCAGCACAATAAACGGTAATAATGTTTTGTGCGCCCAACTGGTAGTTGTAGTCATAATTAACTATTTGACCTTTAAACAATTCTATAAATGTTCCCACGCCGTTGTATCTGCCAAACGAAACTTTGCGTAAAGGTGCAAGCGTAAATTGGTTATTGGGGTCAACATACGGGCTTGACGAGTACAACGGGTTTAATGTGCCACCTGCAAGGCTGTCGTTTAAATTAAATGACATTGTTCCAGCACTAAACTGATCGCCTACATCACGCCGCCCACGCTTTATGTTGACATTTGTTGAATATTCCAACATTGGTGCAAACTCTGTAAGGCCGTCTAACACATATTCTGTGTTGTCTAAAACGCCTCTAATTGTGTTATCAAGCGTAAACGCGTTAAGTACAAAGCCTGTGTCAATAAATAGTTCGTAATCACCGCTCTCGACTACCGATGTGGCCATTATGCAACCGCAATGTTGGCTGGGCCTGCCGCCCTGTTGTATGCGCGTATTGCGTTTACTACGGCTTCACCAATGTCAGCACTAGAACTAATACCACCTTGCACGTTGATGGTGTAATTGCCGCCGCCCATCCTGCCCATTTTTGACAATGGGATTACGGCTTCTGGGCCTGCCTCGCCAATCATTGCCAATGTTGGGCCGTTTACAATGCCGCCTGTAGCCATTTTAGGAATGTTTATACCACCGCCGCCGCCAGTCGTGGCTTCATCGCCACCCATCCTGCCAATTTTAATTTCACTAATAAAACCAATATCTGGCAACAAAGGCAACGCGTTGTAACCCTTAATAACTGTGTTAATAACCTTTATCCAACCGTTTGCAAAAAATTCAAAAACAGTAATAATTCCGTTTATTACATTTTTTATGCCTGTGCTAAACCACTCAAACTTTTTGTACGCAATAATTAAACCAGTCACAATTAAAGCAATACCAATAGCAATAAGGCTGAACGGGTTAAGTGACATTGCAATGTTGGTAAGTACAATTGCGGCAGCAATTGCGCCAATAGCAGCAGCAATTATTAAAAAAGCGTCTGGGTTTTTACTAGCCCAATCTGCCATGCCTTGCAAAAATGGTAAAACAGCCTCAACAACTGGCAATAAAGCAGTACCTATTGACTCTTTAGTTTCGCCAATAGAATTTTTCATTATTGCCAATTTGCCTGCAGCTGTTTCGGCGTTTGCAGCTACAGACCCACCAAACGTGTCAGCCATATAACCCATGATTTCGTCAAGGTCTGCGCCGTCCTTAACCATGTCTCTAATTTCTGGTGACAATTTTCCAAGTGCTTTAAAGTTTCCGTCATAAGCCTTTGCGAGAGCGTCTGCAACACCTGCAGAGTCGGTATGCAAACCTACTGAAGTATCCATAACAATGTTCATTAAGTCCATTGCTTCTTCGGTATCTTCGGTTGCGATAGTAAGAGTTTCAAGCGCAATGCGGTAATCAGTATCAGCAATACCTGACGCTCGACTCATCTTTGCAATTTGATCCTCTATTGCTATAACTTGTAGATCAGTTGCATCAGTCGTATTTTGCAAAATGGTTTTGAGTTGTGATTGTTCTTTTTGATCGTCCATTGCCGCTTTGGTTGCGTCACCAAGAGCAATTGCTATACCACCAATTGCGGCTGCAGCCGGCACAGCTGCTTTTTTTATAGCAAACTGCGCTTTTTCTCCTACGGTTTCTAAATTCTTAAATTCGCGTACCGCGCGGTCAATGCCTTTGCCGTCAAATTCTGAAATAATTGGAATAGACAGCATTAGAGCGACTGCCTAACTACGCGCGCTGTTTCTAAAATCATCTTTTCCATTTCCTTTTCAATGCCTCTACGCGCTTTATAGACGGCAGGCCCAATCAGTCGAGTGCGTCCAGTACCAACAAAACCTAACTGATCGCCTAAACGGTTGGCGTTAGCGCGGCCTGCAGTTTCAAAGATTGCGGTTGCTGGGTCTTTTTGTTCAATCAGGATTACGCCTACTGCGTTGCGCCTGGTGTCAATACGTAGGCGCACACCGCTTTTGGCTTTAGCCACAGTAAACGGAAACACTTTACGGCCTCGACTATCCCACTTGTATTTCATACCAGACAACGGCAATTCTGTGTACACATCTTTTGCCGCGTTAATTGCTGGCAATGCAATCTCGTTGGCTTGTGTCCTAAAGTCTTTTTGCAGCTGTGGGTCAATCTTTTTTAGCGCGTTAATAGTGTCCTTAACCCCTACTACCTGAATTGTCGCTGTTGCCGTCATTGTTACCGCTTTCCTTGCTCGTTAATAACTGTAATCACTGTGAGCAAGTCGCGCGCGCCAAACGGTATTTGTTGTTCAGGCCAAAAACCTGTTGCGGCACAAACTTCGGCTAGTTGCCGTCTGTAAGTGCCGCGTCCGTAGGGTTTGGGTTAGTCACGTCCGCTTCTGGCATAACAGTCATTTCTGGGTTTTCTTCTAACCATTTCATAAAGTCATCAGGCAGTTTTTCGCCTCTGACCTTTAGCAATGTGTATGCCCAAAATGACCAATCGCGAAACCCAGAGTTTTGTGCATCCAACGGTTTCTTATTAAACTTTTCTTCCCACAGCGCAATGCTAAACAACGTGGTGTACAGGTACTCTGGCTCTGCATTGACGGTACGGGTTAACTTAAGTTTGATACGCATATTGCCTGCCTTGTGTCGGGCCGTTGCCGGCTGTGATTGGTTACGCTACTGCAACGCTGTAAACGCCACCAGTAAACGTAATGTCGATGGTGTCAAGTGCGCCCAATGCGGCGTTGACAATCGGCAAGGTTTCTAGGTAGCAACCCGTAAGTGTGGACTCTGGGTTAGTTGCGCTGGTAGCTGCGCTTGTTGGCTTGATCTTGACAGTTGTGGATGTGCCAACTAATGCGGCCAATGTTGCGTAAGTCTCTGACGCTGCAAAACTGTTGTACATCGTCAAAGTCAATGTGCTGTTTTCTAAACCAGCCGTGTAAACGCGTGCGGTCTTGCCAAACGATGTGCTTTCTAGTGCCTCAATGACGCGGCTCAAATTGGCAGAGCTGCACTGGTCTGTCATGTCAACTGCGTTGACTGTGACAAGTGGGTTTGATAGGTAAGTGCTAGTGGCCATCTGGGTTACTCCTCGTTGGTGTCTGTATTAGTTTTAGCAGGTTTCTTAGGTTTAGGTGTGGATTGCTCAACAATGAAACCGCCAAAGATTAGCGCTTCCACGTTAATGCCCTCTGCAGGTAGGTAAGGGTCTCCTACGATGCCAAGTTTGCTGGATGCAATGGTATAAATCATGCGGTTTGTGCCTGCACTTTCACTGTTAGGTCATAGCAAGGGTAAGACGCGCCGCCAATGTCAATTGAGCCGGGCTGACCAGACAGCACGATTACTTTAGATGCCAGCACCAATGCCACCACCTGCAAAATCTCGCGCAACACTGGCAGACCTGCAGGCCCAGAGCCAACAACTTTAAGCGGCAAATCCATAGTCACAATGTTGCCGTTACCTGCATAAGTCGTGAAACTTGGCGCTGTTAGGAACACGCAATTGGGCACAAGTTTCGTGGGGTCTGTTACTACCCTTAACGAACTAACGGCCGTTAGCGTGGCTGCTACATCGTCTAGAGCCTCGTTTAACAGGTCTGTGTACGGTGCAGGCATTAGGCAACCGCTGGTCGGGGGATACCCAACAATTGCTTAACTATCGGTGTCAACGATTGCTGGGTTGGTGTGCCCATAGTGTCAAACGCTGCAAACGCTGTCTCGATGCTGCCACGTGAACGCCACAGAGCTGCGGCATACATAAGCGTGCCCAGCGTGACATCGTGACCCGGTGACGTAGTAAGGCTGTCAAAATACCCTGACTCTTGCCGGCGGCGATAACAAAAATCGTTTGCCGCGTTCCGTGCCTGTGTAGCCAATGTGTAGTCATCAGATGGGTTGGTGATAGTCACACCCAAATATGTAACCAAATCTGCTGTTGTAATCCATGTGCAGTTTTGTGTATGAACAACACTGCCAGAGTAATCAACAACATAATTAACGCTTGTACCTGTGCACGCATAAATGATCTGATTAGGTCTTGGCACTTCTGGGTTAAATAAAAACTCGCCAGTGGTGCTGTCAATCCCCGTGAACTCGTACTGCGGTAAGTCAAGCACTTTAAATGTGCCTGCAAACGGCGCAGCCAATCCACTAACAGTTATGTTTTCGCCAACAACAATTTCTGCTTCCTCAAGCGTGCTGATGCACGCGTAGTTAGACAGTAGTTGTTTACTGGCTGTTGTGTAGGTTGCCATAGCGGTCTAAGTCCGCTACAGACTAAGCGATTACGATGCCCTGAATAAACGAGGACTTGGCAACAAAAGTTGAGAAGTAACCGTAGTAAGAGAACGTGCGGCTCAATGTGCTTGGGTTAGCAATTGACAAGACACCCTGCTGGGCTTCGTAAATTTCAAAGCCCGGTGCGTAAACAACAAGCATTGTGCCTGACGCAAAGTTGTTATCAACAACCAGCTGCAAGCCCATTACGTTCATGTTGTTGTAGCCCATGCCGCCAACTTTGCCGATCGAGTTTTGGCCCATAATGCCATCGGTGACATAACCCAAAACTGGTCGTTTGTTGCTGTCCAACTGTGCACCCAACTTTTCCCACACGTCTGGGCTTACGCACAAGTGTGTTGGAAAGTAGTTGCTGTCCTCTGCAATTTCGCGTGCTGCGTCATACAAAGAGTTGATCAACGATGTTGGGTCACCAGCGGTGACAGTCCATGTCGAGCCTGATGCGGTCTTGCCTGAAACAAGTGCATCTGCTGCAATGTCATCAGTTTTAATCAAGTACTCACCTGCAAGGTCATTAAGAATGATGTTCATTGACGCTGGGTCAGTGAAATCCATGTCTTGCATTGTCAAAGTGACTTGACCTGCAACAGTTGACTTTGTAACCGTGTTAGATGCGATCACCATTGTGGTTGCGCTAACTGCAGAGCCTTCGGTCTGTGTTGCGGCGCTTGTGTGCGTGGTGATTGTTGGCCTAACAAAAGTTTTGCTAGGTGTGTTTGGCATCGAGCGTGCACCAAAAGCGGTGACAACTGGTCGCACAAAGTTAAGGTCTTGGAACACTGGCCCAAGAACTGGCACTGGCAAAAGACCCGGTGTATCAGTTGTAAGAACATCGCCTGCAGCTGCTTGAAATGCTGTTTGCTGATCGCGCACGGCTTCTTTGTATGCAGCGTTCACGTTGTGGAACGTGTCACCGCCCGCGTTAAGCGCAGCCAAGTATTCGCCTGCGGTTGGCATAACAAATTTGCGTTTTGCTTGTGCAAAAATTGGTGCAGTTGGGATGGTTGCCTCGACTGCTGGGATGGTTGCTTCGCTCATGGTTTCTGTCTCCTGTGTAGGTTCTGTTTCTATAGTACTTATTTCTGGCTCGTCTTGTGGGATACTCGCCGCGATGTCGGTGATGATTGCACCTGCAAATGCTGGCACTGGCACAAGCGACAACTCAATCCAATCGGCGGCGGTCACGGTCACTGTGCCGTCTTTAGCGGTGGTGTATTTGATCGGGTTTACGCCAACCGATACAGAGTCCAAAACGCCGTCTTGTGCAAGAATTAACGCCTCATCGCCAGCCTGTGTTTTGCTGATCTTGGCCGTAAACATCATGCCCTCTGGTGTATCCACGCGCTCTGTAACAATGCCAATGGCGTTAGTTGAGTCGTGGTTCATGTACAGGCGCGGTGCTTTACCGTCAACTGGCAGGCTGCCTGCCTCAAAGATCACTGACGTGCCATCGGCAACGGTAGCGGCAACGCCGTAGGGTACTGCAATTCCTGTAATTTCGCGGCGGCCAGCCTCGCCAGCTGCAGCGTCAATCGTGACTTGTGATGCAATAAATTTAATCATGATTGCGACTGTACCTCATCGTAGGACTCTGGTTGTGCCATTTCGTTGTTCTCGCTGTAGTCACCCATCAGGTAGCCCTCTACGTCAAACTCAACATATGTGCCGTTAGGCAAAACATTGTTTTGGCTTAGTGTGCCGGCTATGCAATCGGCGTAGGCGCGTGCGCCAAAAGTCCACAGATCGGCGCGGCTTTCTTTGCTTGACTGGTACGAGTAACTGCCTACTGACACGCCCACCAAATATGGTGGCACGTTGCACAAGCGCGCCATTTCCATTGCCTGAAATTCCGCAGAGTCAATCAAAAGCATTTTGTCTGGGCTTGTGCTGGTTTCGGTGTAAGACAAATACTCGTTTAGCGCGGCTGTTTGGTTGGTCATGCGCGCTGAGTTAAATGCTGACGCAAGATCGGCAAGTTCTTGTGCGTTTAGTGGCTCGCCACCAGTTTGCTTAAGGATGCCTGCAGGAATTGCACTTGATGCGTTGCGAAACCGTGCAGCCTCAAGTTTTAGCGCGGTAGCAACTGATTGCTGTGACATTGACGTGATGCCCTGAATAGGAGAGAGAAACTGCACAACGTCATCTGGGTTTAATTCGCCACCGCTAAAAATAATTTGTTTAGATGGCGCAAACCACACTGGCCCAGATTGATCAAGTGTCTGCACCATAGACGCAGGTAGGCGCGTGTAAGACGCTGGGAAACCGTCAGCGGTGCGTGACGTGATGTACCAAAATGCACGGCCGTAAAAGAATAGATCGTCAAAAGTCCACGACAAAACAAAGTTGTTTGGCACGGTCGGGTCAATACGGCGCAACCAAGTACGCGGCGCTAACGGCATTTTTTCCATCTCATCGCCGTTCCACATTTCGTTGTACATACGCAATGGCATACAGCCAATTACAGATGCGATCAGGTCGCGTGCTCGACTAACGGTAGGCACAGACATTGCAGCGTTGCGTGCTTCGCCCTCTGTGTAGTTGTAGTAAACGCCAACCATTGCAGCGCCACCGTTGTTAGATGATGGCGAGTAAAAGTTGTTGTAGCCAGTGCCAGCGGCAGCGGCTTTGCCTGCTGGCGGCGAAATAGCGGCTTTAGTCACTTTGTTAAATAATGCCATGTCTTTAGTGTGTCACAGTCTGTGCTTGTTGTGGTGGCATCGGCCCGGTATGCGATGCGGTATCCCGACGATAAGCAAGCCATCGAGCCGATGCCAATGTGAGCCTAGTGGTTAGACACAACCAACATTGGTTTGCCAGACGATGTAGGTCGGCTGGTTAGAGCTGCTGCCCAGACCATGCACCGTGCCAACTCAATTGGGCCGGGTGATCGCTGGCTTGATAGCGCAATGCTGTTTTGTGAGCGAACAGCAACCGCTCTGCTGACGTGTTCGGCAAGTTGGTTTGAGCCGTCATGCCATAACAATTTTTCGTTAATCATGTTTTTTACTGACGGCGTAAATTTAAGTATTTCGCCGTAGCCAACCACAACCCTGCGGCGCTCTAGAGATAGCGGCCAGTGGTTGTCAACGGTTGGGGTGATCGCAAACTTGATTTGTGGGTTAGCGCACAGGCGCTCAACGTGGCTCAACATTTCGCTAAATGTGTCTGCCACAAACTCGACTGTGGCCACAGTGCGGCGGTCAGGTAAAGCCACGCAACGCACAGCAAAATACCGTGTGTCATCAAGGCTTGTCTCGATCGCTACTGTGCCGCCGTCAGGTATTTCGCCCTCGTACTGCAAGGCTGGCCACTGGCCCGGCTGTATCCATGATTTGTCGGACGCAACCCACAGGTTGCAACTGGCGCGCAAGAACGCTGCTCGATCAGGGTTCTCTGACTCTGCCAAAAGGGTCGCTTCGGTCAAAGTAATGCCCAGTGCAGGGTTGCCATAAACCCACGCCTCTGGGGTCATTGGGTTTATGTCTGGCGGCGGTGACCACTCAGCAAAATAAAACGATGCGTTCTTGCCTGTGTCAATAGCGCGCAAACCTTGCTCACGCCAACGCAACATGGCCGTAGATGCCTCTGTGCCAGCCGTTGACCACATAGACAAAAGCGGTGAAACCTGTGCACGTTGAGCCGGCAACAGACCGCCGTCAATGACCTCACGCGAAATATCCCACATCTCATCGGCAACCACCAACGATGGGCTAGTGCCGTGACCCACAGAATTATTGGCGGCGCGCACCAGCCAAGTTGAGCCGTCAGGCATCGTTACTCTGTTACGCCCATACGATTTCATTAGGGTTGCGTTAAAACGCTGTTCTAAGATTGGTGACAATTCATCAAAAAGCATTACGGCCAGATCAAGCCTGTGCGCTGTAGATAACACGGTCTGTTTTTTGCCACGTATCTTTGGCATCTCTGTAAGCCACCAACCAATAAGAGCTGTTAGCGCAGTGGTCTTACCGCACTGGCGCGCCGTACTTACAAGGCTCACACGGTTAACTAACTCAAAGTTTTCGTCATAAAGCAACTGCCCATCTAGCGCGGTGTACTGCCAATCCATTAACTCAACGCCCAGATGCTCTAGGGCAAATTCCCTAACTTGCGGCGCAAACGATCCCACATGATCGGGCCTCGATGTCTGCAATCTTGGCTGTGCATGACCAATCCCTGCCGGTTGTCGCTGGTTAGGGCTGGTTGGGATAGACAAGAC